AGTTTGGCCAGGTTCTTGCTGCGGGTAGTGTGCTGACCGATACTCAGATCATCGCGCTCTGCGCCTGTGCTGGGGAGCAGTTGCAGGTAGTCGAGGATGACCATGCCTAGCGGCTTCGTCTCATGCTGCGCACACAGCCACTGCACCACCTCGTCGTAGCTGCGCGGAGGCCTGTCCCAGATTTCGTAGTCCCACCCAGCCATCTGCGCGTAGGCATCTCGCAATGCGGCAGCTTCCGTAGGTGTCGCAGCCCTCGACCCTAGCAACGGGACGCCCGACAGGTAGCTTGCCAGCCTGCGGTGCAGTTCGCTCGCTTCCATCTCCAGCGAGACGAACATGACCCGTTTGCCAGCCCTGCATGCGGACGCCATCATCGCCAGCGCCAACGAGGTCTTGCCTCCACCAGGTCGAGCGCTCAGGATGTACAACCTGTTCGCACGGAAGCCTCCAGCCATTGCGTTGTCCAAGCAGCGCAGCGAGGTCGACACGGGCGGCAGCTTCTCGACACCCGACACATCCTCTGCGAAGAGTTCGGCCAGCAGCGTGGCCTTGTCCTTGCTTGCCTGCCCGTCGATGCGCGGCACATGCACAGCCTTGGCTGCGCTCAGTGCGTCGAGCCTGTCTTCGGGGCTGCGTGCCGTAGCTGCTGCCCACATGTGCTGCTGGATCGCGATCATGGCTTCGCGCTGCTCATGGTGTACGCGGATACTGCGCAGGTAGGGTGCGCAGTCTGCGACGTCGAGGTGAAGGTCTGCCATCACGCGGTCGCGTTCCTGCTCCGGCAACGTCGCTGTAGCGTCGAGCAATCCTGCCGTCTTGCGGATTGCGTAGGCATCCAGCCACGCGGACACGGCCCTGCGGACCACGCTGTCCGTCAGCATGTCCACAGTGCAGCCCGACGATTGCCACGCCTTGGCTGCGTGTTCGCCGTTGGCCACCATCGTAGCCAGTACCACGCGCTCTGCCGTCACGTCGCACACATCTGCGATGTTCATTGGACGTCCTCCAGCATTTCGGGTTCAGGCTTGCGCGACCAGTCCAGTACGATGCGTGTCTCCCTGCCGTGTTCGCGCAGCATCCATGCAGCAAGTTGGGCGTGGACTTTCTCGACGTTCGCCCTGCTGCACCACTCCGTCATCGTCCAAACCCTGACCTGGGCGTGCTGTCCGTAGGGCAGGCCAGCGTAGTAGGGCAGGTTGTCCTTGCTGTACTCAAACAACGTCTGCAAGTACCTGATGTTTCCAAGCGCAGCCACTACGGTAGTCACGTTGCGTGCGTTCAGCTTCATCCACGCAGCGTCTGCCTGCACAGGCGCATTGGGCGGCACCATAGTCTGCAACCAACGCTTTGCCGCCTCAGACGCGAGTTTCCTGTGGAGGATGGCCTTGGCCTGCTTCGCGCCCGTATCGCGCGTCCTAGGGGCATCTGCTGCGTCGAGCAGTTCACCCTGCTTGCTGCCCATGTCCGCTACGAGCCGATCCCAATCGTCGGCGGCTGCGTCAGCAGCAGGCGATAGATAGTACGAAGTACTATCTGTATCTGTATCCTTATCCTTACCTACCCCACCCCTGGGGTAAGGGGTGGGGGTAGGGGTGGGGGGAGGGGTGGGGTAAGGGGTGGGGGGTCTGAGTTGAATATCTTCAGCGAGTTGCTGACCGAAGCTAGCCCAGTGGTAGTCAAGAACTTGGCGTGACCATGCCTTGTGGTGGGCAAGATGTCGGGGAAATTCGTGCCTCATTCTGGCGGGGCAGTAGGCAAGAGTCGGTGCTGCGGCGTTGTCGAGCATGATGAGGTTGCGCTCGACGAGCGTCTGCAGAGCGGGGCGCAGCGCCTGCAGGGATACCTGCAGATCGTCGGCAAGCGCTCGCATGCGCATCGGCGTGACGGGAAACGCTCTGGCGTCGGGGCCTGCAGCGAGCCTGAAGTACAACGCCTGGGATAGCGCGCTCGTACCTGCTAGCTGCGGCCAGATGTCAGCGTAGACCAGACGGAAAGAGGGAGGCATCTGCCCTCCACCGCATAGCGGACTCCACGGGAGGTAGCGTCCGTTCCTGCGCGTAGCCAGTAGCGCGCAGTCGGCAACCCGTGAAGTCCGCTATGCTTTGGAGGTTCTTGGTCACTGGCTTTCCTCTGCCATCGCTGCGCTACCAGCGGGTGGCGGGGTCTATGATACAGGCGGCGGCGTAGGTGTCAACCTTTCCGCATGCGCTGCTTGAGCAAGTAGCAGGCCGTCTCGTGAGTGTCGGCAAGTCCCTGAAGGAAGTTGTCCATGCCAATTGACAGCTTATCTTCCTTCTTGAGAGAAGTCCGAACTGCGTCGATGACATCCTGCAGGCCCTCTTCGAGCATGTAGGCGCGCTTGATGGGATCCTTGCTTGCTTGTTTGGCGCGCTGACAAATAGTGTCGATGCGTCCAGCCTGATCGACGGCATCGACGGCGTCGTTGTCGTACAGGCTAACCAACTTCTCTGCCAGTCCATCTGCCTCGCCGACAAGTCCACCGTAGAGGCGCTCGAACAGCAGGTGATCCTGGTAGGACGTCTCGCCGCTGGCTTGCAGGTGTGCGGTGTGGTGTAGCAGGTGCATCGCTCGCAACATGGCCAGCAAATTCTTGCACTTGGTCTTGCAATCTGTTCCTACAGGCGTGTCCATATGTACCTCGCAGCGGCGGCGTAGGCAATATGATGCGGGCGCATGTGCCCATATGCAAGAGGCTACCTGCCCTTGCGTGACGGGTGGCAACTGTACCAGCTGCACCCTGTGGCCAAGCGCACTAGCTCTTGCGCTCGCCTAGTGCGTGACAGGTTGCGCTCGGTCACGCTGGCATTGCGTCGCCTGTCATCAGGCAGCAAGCCTAGCAGTCTGCGCCAAGCCTTGTCAGTCTCAGGCCAGTCGCCAATCGGCGTGTCCAAATAGTCTTGCAGTGCGTGTTGCTGGTTTACCGTAAGGTTCACGAGTTGCAGGTACATAGTCGCCCCTTTATTCGCGCACAAAGGCGTAGATGAATAGCGCCGCCAGAATGAGATAGACCACGGCGCCGATGTCGAGCGAGCGGTTGAGCCTTGCGGCTGCGTCGTCGCATTCTTGGCACAGGTAGCCGCGCCCGCGTGCGTGGGCACGCAGGCAATTGGGACACTGGTTGCGGATGATCATGGCACCACCATCGCTGCAGATGCAGCGGCTGCGTGACCAGGGATCGCACCTGGACTTGCCCACTAGGGCACGCAGTGTGTGGCTACAATGCCCAAGGATGGGCGGTGTCGTATGCGTCGGCGCCGTGGCCGTGTCGCAGGTAGGCTGTGCGTCCCAAGTCAGCGCCTTTGCGTCGCAGGACTTGCACCTTTGTGCGCAGTGCGTCGAGGCTGCGCGCCGATATGAACTGGCTACGGTCTGCAGTGTAGGCTAGCCAGTCGCCCTCGCGCGGCGGCGACATGTAGCTACAACGCAGCATTGCGACCCCCACGGTGCAGGTGGATCTGGATGGTGCGCGCGTCGTCGTCGGTCCAGCCGTGGACGATCATAGTGTCGCCGTCCATTTCCCAGTCTGTGTCGACGGCGTCAAAGCGATCTCGATGCAAATTCAGCTCGAGCCAAGCGGCGTCAATTTCGTCGCGCGCCTCTGCGAGGTCGTGGCAGTGGTAAATATGCTGCGGCGTGTTGTGCCAGAAACTGTCATGGACGGCACGGATCAACTGGTCAACGTAGGTCATGGGATACCTTTGCGCCTATATGCTGGCGCCAGCGTAGACGTTAGCGAATTGCGACCAAGGTTAGGCCAAGCAAGGCGACGACGGCGAACACGATCGCCGTGCCTACGGCGTCGGCGATAGCTTGGCGACGGTTGCAGGAAGGGCACAGGCCGCGCGCGGTAGTGTGCACGGCAAGGCATCGGGGGCACTGGTGACGCATGATCATGGTGTAGCCTCATTGTGCGCCAATAGTCTGGCGCAAGGTGCTGCAGGATTGCAGCGGATCCGCGTCGCGGAGTCGGACCGCGACAAGCCCACCGGGGCGCGGATGGCAGTCTAGCCTAGGCTCCGATGCGCAGCGAATTAGCTGCGCGTCTGGCGACCTTGGCGCCAGCGCCGTGGTCTTCAATCGATACGCTAGGGCGACGGTTGCCGCGCGTATTGCCGTCGCACAGGCCACAGCGGTTGCAGTCGATGGCATTAGCGCGCGCAGACTCTGCCGACGCAGGGCACTGGATCTCGCCTGCGAGCAACGGCGAGCCGACTGGACGAACACGGAAGTAACGCCAGCCGGCCGCGCGCGCTGCCGCAGCGTCGTCTACCGTCTCCACGCTGGCCATATGGTCAACGGCGAGATCGGGACGTGTGCGCCAAGCATGCGTGTAGCCTAGTGGCGCAAGATCGTGCTGCGCGCGGATGGATCGCCATCGCTCAAGTACGTCCAGGGGCAGCGCTGCAGCGTCGCCGAATGCTGCAGACCTGGCGCGACGCACACGCCTAGACGGTGTGACCGTATCGCAAGTGCGCGCCTTGACGATCGACGCAGCGCCAGCGGTTAGAACTTGGCTGGCCCCTGCATGAGTGTAGCAGCGTCCGTCCTGCAGTGGACAATCGCCACACGTGGACGCGCTACCGTTAGCCTTGATCAGCGCCCAAGGGTTGGGGCCGTCGTCTGCAGTGTCGGGCAGGATCCAGAGCGTAAGCGCCGGGCCCGTCTTTGCGTTGCCCGTTGCTTCCGCGATAAGCGCTTGGATATTGCCACCGGAATACGCGCCACCGATCGGCGCGCCACGATAAAGGATCTGGCTCATGGTGTACCCTCTTGCGCCCGCTACAGGCGCATTGTGGGAGCGTATGCGCTCCAGTCTGCACACTAAGCCGATCGCCTAGTGTGCAGCATGGAGGGCACAAGCTACGCGCGCGCGGCATAGCTGGATCGGGCGCAATCCAAGGTCACACAGTAGACGGGATGGCGCAATTCTAGCGTCTCGCCGTCTACAGACTGCAGGGCGCTATAGGTTGCCCAGGGATGGAGTGGATCGGCTGCGCGCGCTGCGAGTACGATCCACGTGGTACCGTCTGCAGACGGCCGGACTGCCAGAATATCGATCGATCGGATAGTGCGGAATTGGCTAACCATGGTGTGACTCCGATGCGCCGATTTGCCGGCGCTAGCAGGTTGGGGGGGCGTAGACTAGCTGCGTGCAGCCTTGGCGATCTCGCAGCGCGTGGCGAGCGACCACAGCTGCGCAAGTCCGATGCACGCAGCGATAGTGCAGACCGCCAAGACGACGTTGGCAGCGCCGACGGTGTCGAGGCACACAAAGTCACGCACAATCGCGATGGCGCAAGTAGCAGCGAGAACGTAGCAGACGATGGAGAGGGTGCGGCAAGCGTTGATCATGGTACTGGCTCCGATGCGCCGATTTGCCGGCGCTAGCTACCAGGGCAACAGCGCCCCGATGGATCACAAGCTACAGCTACCACCAACCAGTGTCAAGAACTTTTTTCAACGTCACGAAAAAAAGTTGCAAGCTATCTATATCACAAGCAATTGTCGGCTAGTGTCGCGTTGCACGGTACCAGAGATCGCAGGGCAGGGTGGGGCAGGTAGAGGGCAGGGGATGGGGTTAGCGTCGGGGCAGGGCAGGGCGGGCACGGGCACGCATACGCGCATCCACGCGCATATCCGCGGGCGAGAGCGCGCCTTGGCGCGCGCACATCCGCCCAGGGGCACACACACGCACGCATGTGCGCCTGGCCACGCATGCACACGTGGGCGTAGGTGCGCATACACGCATGCGCAGGGGCGGGTATGGGTGCGCATAAGGGCGGGTGCGTTGCGCGCGCGTAAAACTTTACGTCGAGCCCCTCTCACACACTATATCCGCTGCCAGATTTGTTTTTTTTTGCTGTGTTGTGTCGTTTGGAAGCAGGCTGTCGTTCTCAGGACATGGACCGTCGTTCTAACGACCGACCCCTATACCCCCGCCGCGTACACATCCTAGAAGGAGTCTTGTCTGGGATAGTCAACACTCGCGACGGGACTTGTTGCTACGCAACTTCGTCCCTGCTAGTGTTGCGAAGATTGGATGCGTACTGCCTCCCCTCCGCGCTGCGCTAAGGTTCCCCCCCTGTAGCATACTTTCAGAAAAAAAGGAATAGGCGTATTCTCGATTGCGGAGCAGTATGCGTGCAGATAGATCTGTCAAGGAGGTTGTACCTATGGGCCGTCGAGTCAAAGAGGTTGAAGAGGTTGAGGAATCGGACGCAGAAGTGCTTTCCCAGCTGCATTCTGTAGAGGGTGCGTTTGCGGAAGTAGGATATCCAAATAGGGCGATGCAGGCTCTTGCGGAGCTTGCGATGCTAGAGTACAGGAAGGCGGACAGGGCTATAGATAGAAGCAAGTGGTTCTCTTCGCTGTTGCAGGTAGCCAAGGTCTGCGGCAATCTAGGGGAAGAGGAGCTGGAGGAGAGGGCGGGTTCTGTACAGCAGGAAGAGCGGTTGCCTGCGGGCAAGCAGGAACAGATGCTGTACGAACTCGACTTTACGGGCTTCGACGACGAAGAGTAGGCATGCCCAAGGAACACAAGTTCCGCTTCAAGAGGCTTACGCGGACGGAGGAAGCTCCGTATCTCGCGATGGGCATGCAGTATGTGCGCAAGCCCGAAGTAGACGACGATGCGGAAGAGACGAAGTACTACGGCAAGCCCCCGCAGTCGAGGTTCGACAAGGTAGTCTACGAGACTCTGCTTATGTGCATGCGGGTGCGCGGGTACTGGTGCAACAGGGATGTGCGGTGGTGCAAGCATGCCGTGCGCAAGATGGTAGAAGGCGAGCGGCTTGCCAACCTCGCAAGGGCCAGGAAGATACAGCGCAGGGAGGCTGCAGTGGAGAACAAGCGTTCGATCCTCACGACGAACAAGGAAATCCGCGCGATGATCCCCGATGCGAGGCTGGGGCCCGAACTTGCCAAGCAGATGCGCGATGTCAGCATGTCCATGGTGCAGGAGAACCTGCCCAAGCGGCAGTGCCTCGCCGATGTACCTGGTCTGTCCAAGCGAGACATCCGCCGCATCCTGCTCAACAACTTCCGCGAGTTCTGCCTCAAGTGCAAGATCGAAGGCAAGGACGGACGGATGGTGCAGTTCGTCTGGAACAGGCCTCAGCGTCAACTTGCCAAGCTCCTGTGCGTCAGGCTGGTCACAGGCAAGCCTGTACTCGGTGTAGTCGCCAAGGCCCGCAAGTGGGGCTGCTCGCTGCTCATCGTGCACTGGATGGCGTGGATGATGCTGCGCAGTCCGAATACGCGCATCATGCTCGTCCTGCACCACAAGGACTACCTCGGCGAGTTCAGGCGCCGCTACAAGCAGGTGTTCCTGTCGCTGCCGCAGTGGTTCGCGCCCAAGGTAGTGATTGACAACGCTTCGCAGTTGTGCCTCGACAACGGCTCGCTTGTGGATTTCTACACTGCTGGTACAAAGCAGACTGCCGACTCCGTAGGCCGATCAACGGGCTACCAGTGGGCGCACTTCACGGAGGTCCCGTTTTGGCACGCACCCGACCAGACCTTCATTGCAGCGCTGTCTTCCGTCTATCTCAATTCGAATACAGGGGTCGTCGTCGAGAGTACGCCGCAGGGCGCCTACGGCAAGTTCTACACGATGTACCAGGAGGCCAAGCAGGGCTTGTCCGACTACTTCGCGTACTATGTGCCGTGGCACGCTGTGAACGACTACGTTCTCACGGCAACCGTAGACCAACTGCACTTCTGGCAGTTGTGGCGGGACACAGGGGATGACAAGTACCGTATCGCCATGGGCACTACGGCGACGGGCAAACCCATCGTCTTGGAAGACACAGAGAACCGCATTGTACGCTTCGGCTTGACCTGCCAACAGTACCTGTGGTGGTGCGATACCCTGCGCAACAGGCACGGCGGCAACATCCTGTCCATGAAGCAGGAGTACGGCGACGACGATGTATCGTGCTTCCTCACTGCTGCGCGTCTTGCCTACGAGCATGAGGAAATCGACGCCATCAAGAAGCAGTGCGATGCCATGCGCGACCAGATGGTCAATTGCGGCCTGTCCTACGACAGCAACGGCAGCCTGCACATGGACATGGATATGCGCGTCTACAAGGTGCGCGAGAAGCCCGACCCCAAGGTCATGGAAGAGAACCGCTATCTTGCGGTCATGGACACCAGTTTCGGCGGTTCTGCCCAAGCAGACTGGTCTGTTATGAAGATCTACAGGCGCGAAATGGACTCTTTCGTGCTGTGCGCCAAGATCAAATCCAAGCTGCAGCCGTCGCCTTTCTGCGACCTGTGCGAGCGTCTGCTGTCCTGGTACGGTCTGCCGCTGCTCGCAATCGAGGCCAACAAGGGCGAAGCACACATCAACGAGTTCCGCAACCGCAACTACCCCAAGCTCCTGCGCAGGCCGCGCATCAACGTCATCGACGGCAGCAAGCTGGAGGACGCAGTCGGCTTCTGGATGTCGGAGAGCAACCGCGCTGTGTGCCTCGCTACGCTCGACAGGTACATCCGCGACGGCAGGTTGGTCGACCCCGATGACGATCTGTACTCAGAGATGCACACGTTCATCGTCAACGAGACGACTGGCAAGAAGGAAGCGGCCAAGAACTGCAACGACGACCATGTCATCTGCACAGCTATCGCTTGCCATTTAGACGATGCGTTCCCGCTCGATGCGGGCAAGACCCGCCACCAGGTCAACAACGCCCGTCAAGAAGCCGTAAAGGACGCTATGGCTGCAATCGCCCCGCGCGACATGTCTTCGGTCGTCCAGCGCATGCCTGATCGCCCGTTCATCTCTCCAGTAGCCGTTGACGACGGCAAGCTGCCTGGCGGCGGCAACGCTTGGTGGTCAGGAACAAACCACGTTTACGACAACGATTAGTTGCATTTTGCGGCAGTATTGCTGCACACTGCATCGCGAGGTGGGTCTTGAACGACTTGTACCAGATTGCCGCTTTCGTTTCCGCATCGGGTGTTTCCCTGCTGCTTTGCCTTGAGATTTACCGTTTGCGCGGTCAACTCAAAGTTGCAGACACGCAGTTGCAGGACGCTATGCGCGACTCAAAGAACGAGCGCGAACGGCTTATCGCCGTGCTTGCCGCAGTCCAGTCCGACAAAGTGCAGAAGCATCTGGGGTTGATGACCGACTCCGACCTGCGCAAGAAGAACGAAGAGCTCGCGGCGCTCAAGGCTTCGTTCCAATCCAGCGACTGAGGGGTGTCAAATGGCTGATAAAGTTCAACAAACTAAAACATACGGGTATGCTGGCCGTTGGCGTTACGATCCACAACGTCGTCTGTATGTGGACGAGTACAACCAGACCATGACCCCGCTGGAGTTTGTTCAACACATCAGGCATGCCAAAGATGTTGTAGGTGGAATGGTCAACAAAGCCGCTCGTTTTGTTGGCGCAAGGCCAGAATACCAAGCTGAATGGGAACAGCTTGCCAATATGAACGAGCAGTATGTTCCGCTAAATGAAAAGGAAAAAAGAGCCCTATTGGAACAAGATGCCTCAGAAATGAGCAACATGATGCTTGAAGGCATGATGGGCGGTGGTGTGGCTTCTCCGTCTGTTGTAGTTCCACGCGGTTCTTCTGTAGCTCTCGGTGGCGCAAGACGCGTCAAAATGCCAAAACCACAGACTGCAGCACCAGTCCCTGAAGCGGCACCTGCTCCTGCTCCTGCTCCTGCAGCACAAAATCCTGTTGCCGCAGCGGGTCGAGCAACAAGAAAAAAACCACCTGCACCCGCTGCCGCACCAGCACCAGAACCCGCTGCTGCACCAACAGCCGAATCTGCTGCCGCTCCTGCCCCTGCTACAAATCCTTCTTCTAGTGTTGATTGGCTTACCGAATCAGATCGACAAGTACTGATGGGCAACGAAACGGCACCTTGGTGGGAAAGTCCAGGCTTTGACGCACAAGCAGCAACAAACACTGCTCCTGCAGTAACGGCGGCAGCAGAAGCAGCCCCTGCGGTAACGGCGGCAGCAGAAGTAGCTCCTGCAGTAGCAGCGGCAGCAGAAGCAGCCCCTGCTATTGAAACAATTACTGCGCAATCAGTAGCTTCAATGACTCCAGCTGCGAGAATGAGTCTTGGCAGGACAATCGCATCAAAATGGAACAGCTTGTCTGATCAGGTCAAAAAACGTCTAAAAGTATCTGGCGCTTTGGGAGCGCTTGGAATTGCTGGTTATGTTGCATCTGATTCAGATTCGAAAACCGAATTCAAGCCACGCGCAGCAGCAGGTATGCCTCCTGCACAACAGCCTTCTGTTGCAGCGGTAAGCCCTGGCGACCAGTACGATCCGTCGCAAGACCCGATGTACCAGAACTTGATGCCGTCATTGCCGACTGTTGGCGTTGCACCTACGCAAGCTGCACCTACGTCAAAGCAGGGCAAAGGCACAGCAGGCAAAGCAATGAGCGCTCGCGATGCGGGCGCGCTTGCTGCCGCACAGTCTGCCGCTTCAATTGCGCAAAGCTCGCAAAAAGGTGCTGGAGCCGCTCCAGCACCTACAGACACAAGCGTCGTCCCCAACACGTCGTCTGGCCGTCCCGACTACAAGTACTACGCGGACATGCTGAACGCCGCGGACAGCAACGATGCCTACTACCGCGACTTTTTGAACTTGCGCAACCAAGCCCGTGCTGCTGCGCGCGAAGCCGCTGCATCCAACATGCGCTACCAGTTTGTGCCGATCCGCGACGACCGCGCCAACCGCATTTACTTCGTCAACGCGGACGGCTCAGACGTTGTCCTCGACATGAGCAAGCCTGAAGATGTGCGCGAGTACCGTCGGGTTGCAGAGAAGATTGGCATCGACATCAACCACATGTCGGACTGGATGGACCGTTCATCCAAGCCGCTGGCACGCTACAACATGCCGCCTGGAACCAATGCCGACACGACGCCAGACTTTGGGTTCTGGCGCAAGTTGCCGTCCACCAAAGCAGATGGCGCTGTTGCTGCAGCGCCTCGCACCTCGGGCGAACCAGGTGGTCAGATGCCGACGCCGTCGGCGCTGCGCTCGTTGGACATTGGAAAGAGCCCGCTGCAACGCATGCGCGATTTTCCGCTTGAACAGCTCGGACAGCGCATCGGCAGTGTGGCAGATGACTTTTCCAAGTTTGACCAGCCATACGAACCGTCTACGACTTCTCAGGAGCGCAAGCAGATGCTTGCAGAACTTGCTCAAGAACAAGCAGACAAAGATCAGCCGCTTGGAATGTCCCTTGGAAAGGGTTTGCCAAATGCCGATTACAAGCAGAAGTTTTTGCCTGGATCGCAGGTCGCTCGCGATGCTTCACTTGGCAAGTACAGCATGCAGGCCTTGAAGAGCGGACCGTCTACGACTTCTGAAGATCGCAAGCAGATGCTTGCAGAACTCGAAGCAGAAAAGGCTGGTCAAGCCCGTCCTGCTGCGGCGCCGCAAGCCCCATCTGCTCCAATGCCTGTTGGTCAAAGCACCCGCATGATGGAAATGCGTCGCGGACCTAGTGTTGGCGAGATGGAGCCACCAACGGTCAGCCCGTTGCGTCAGTCGCAACCGCAAGCGTTTACTCCTCGCGCTCAGGCACAGATGGCTATGCGGGGCATGCCGCAGTTTGGCACGGAACAAATCCCAGAAGACGCATACCAGCTCGGCAAGTACGAAATGGCTACGCCGTTGCCAGGTCATAGCGCTATTGCTGGTTCGCAAGCCTCAAAGGGCAATCTTGCCGAACGCGACTACTGGCGCAAAGCAAACATGCAGGCAGAGCGGGAAGCACTCAGACTGCCAGAAGGCATTCCGCTCCAGCCGCAACCGTATGTTCAGCCAGACGAAGATATTTTGCGATTCAGGCCATTGAGGCCAATGCGGAATTACTAGGAGGACGCCATGTTCACGCAGAAAGTCAAACTGGAAAAGACTGGTGAGGACTGGTCCGACAAGCTGGTCAACAAAGGCTTGCCAATTGCTGGCGCTGTTGCTGGAGGAATTATTGGCGGCAAATTTGGTGGTCCTACTGGTGCTGTTAGTGGTGCACAAGCGGGTCAACAGCTAGGAAGCGCACTTGGTGGCCTGATTTCGGATGATCCTTACAGCACCGCCAAGACTCAACAGAGTCTGTACGGCGCCGCCCCTGCCGTTGGCAACACGTACGAAGCGTACCTGCGTCGCAAGGACAAAGAGGCACAGACCAACCTCAACGTGGGTCAACCTCAACAGCCCAATCTTTCTCCAGTAAACATGCCGATGGTTCCTTCTTTGGGAGGACCTTCTCCAATTGACGAATATGAGTTTGGTGCAAATTTCGGTAGCTTGCCATATCCTACCCGCGCACGGTTCGGTAGGTAGTTACAACAAGGAGTCCTAAATGGCACAGGGCAAGACGAAATCGCCGCCCATTACCAAGGGCTACGAGGGCGCAGAGACAAAGTCGCTTGCGCCTAGCGCAGGCGAAATCACCCAGTGGATGCGCACCTGCGAGACTGGACTCTTGCCCATTGCCACGGACTGGTTGCAGAACAAGCTGTTCTCCAAGGGCCTGCAATACCTGGCTAGCGCTGGTGACCACACCATCATGCTGGCACCTGTCCCGCAGAACGCCAAGCGCATCACGGTCAACGTCTTCTCTGACAAGCGCCGCACGCTTATCTCCAAGTTCACAGCACAACAGCCTATTCCTGTTGTGACTCCAGCTACGTCTTCTTCGGACGACCGTGCTACGGCTCGCGCATGCGAACACCTGCTGCGCTGGTACTGGCGCAAGAACGAGCTGTCGCGCGAGCTGGACTACATGGCTGGCGACGTTGTCGATTGCGGCGGTGGCTGGTGGCACATCTACTGGGATCCGACCGCAGGCGAAGAGAAAGAAGTCGTTGTCGCACCCAACGTGATGGATCTGTCCGTCGAGCAACCCAAGACCGAAAAGGTCAAGACTGGCGACGTTGTCTGTCACTTTGTGTCCAACTTCGAAATGCGCGTCGATCCTGCCGCTATGCGCCTGCGCGATGCCATGTGGATTATGCGCGTGTCGTACATGTCCACAGAGGTCGCTGAGCGCCGCTGGGGCAAGAGCGTCTACGCCGATGCCGCAGGTACCCGTCCGTCCATCCTGACTCCCGACTGGCTGCTCAACCCGCAGCGCCTGCTTGCAGACGACGTCTGCCGCATCATCGAGTGCTGGTACAAGCCGTGCGAGCAGTACCCGACAGGGTTTTACGCCGTCATCAGCGGCGCCAACGTGCTGCACTTTGAAGACGAACTTGTCGGCGGAGAGTTCCCGTTCATCTACTGCGAGTTCGATCCCGACTGCGACAATTTCTACGGCACGACGCCCATGACCTATGCGCGCCGTCCGCAGATCGAGTTGAACGGATTGCTGTCGCAACTGTCCGATGGCCGCGCACGCGGTATGTTTGGCGCTTGGGTCCAGCCCCGCGGCGCCAACATGGACATCCCTACGGGCGCGCCACACGAAGTCCTTGGCTACAACGACACGTCTGGAAAGCCCACCTTCGTACAACCGCAGCCCACTTCGGATTCTGCCTACCGCATGATCGATACGTTCCATGCGCTGCTAGGACAGACCTCAGGCGTGACGGACACAGAGCAGGCTACAAGCGGCAAAGACCGCCTGTACGCGGCAGAGCAAGACAACACCAAGCTCGGCCCTGCACTGCGCAGCCTGCACTCGTTCTTGAAGCGTTCGGCGATGAAGATCCTGAACCTGTACCGCGACAATGCGCAGTTTGACCTTCTGTATGCAGTCTCCGACCAGAACGCAGAAAGCGATGTGCGCGCGTTTGTCGCAAACGAGATCAAGTACAGCGACGTCGAAATGAGCATCGACTCTGCTCTGCCGCTGAACCGTCAGGCCAAGCGCGAGCAGATCCTCTTGCTGTACCAGGCGGGCATGCTCGACAAGGATCGCGCACTCAAGCTCATGGAGTTTGGTGACGTGCAGGATGCCATGGGCAGCAGCAACCTCGACCGTGAGCGTGCGCGCAACGAGAACCTCATGCTGACCGTGCAGATGGTTGGCGTCGAAGAGTTCGAAGATCACGCTGCACACTTGGAGGAGCATCTGTCGGAGATGAAGCAGGAAAAGTGGTACCTGTACGACGAAGAGATCAAGAACAACTACAGGAACCATATCAACCTGCACCGTCAATTTATCCAAGCGCAACTCGGAATGGGCCAAGCACCACCAAACGGCTTGACAAATCAAGAGGGTGGTCAAGACAATGCGATAGGCGCCATGGCAGAAGTACCTGCCGCTAACGCGTCGAATGCTGTCATCCCGATCAATGCCCCTGTGAGCGAAAGGGATAACGCGGCGCTCGGTGTCATCAACGCAACAACAATGGAGTAGCCCGTGGCTGATAACAACGTCCAGACCAGCACTAGCGAAAGCAGCGGAAGCGAACAGTTTTCGTGGCGCAACCTACCCAACGGCGATGAGTTCGCATCGGGAATGGCAGAGTTTGCGCGCGGCACGCAAGGAGAGGATTCGGACAGCGACCTCGGCGAGCATATGCGCGCAGAGGACTACAGCGACGAAGGCGATTCCAGCGAAAGCGAAGTCCAAGTCGAGCAGCCTGTCGGCAAGCCAGCCAAGACTGGACCTGTGGACATGCAGTCGCTGATGCTCCAAATGCAGCAGCAGCAACTGCAGATGTTTCAAGAGATGCAGCAGCAACTCGCCTCGACGCAGACCAACCAGGTCGCCGCTGCGGTGCAGGCCGCTCTTGCTCAGATGGGCCTCGGCAGGCAGGAGCAGGTGCAAGAGGAAGTCGATCCGATTGCAGCGCTTGACCCCGATGACCCCGACTACTTCTTCAAGAAGACCGATGCTCACATCGCCAAGCTGGAGAAGCAGAACCGCATGCTCATGGAGCGCCTTGAAGGCGAGCGCATGCAGCAACAGCAGGCTGTCCAGCAGCATCAGGCGCAGCAAGCGCAACAGGCGTTTGTGTCGTCGGTGAGTAACGACCTTGGCCGTGCAGTCGATTACATTTTCCAAGGATGGCCCGACTCGCCCCAGGTGCAGTCGCTCAAGAACATGGCAGCAAACACTGTGGATGCAGAGTGGCACGCTCACGGCTACAAGCCTGAAGGCTACGCTATCGGCATCCGCAAGGCTCAGGAAATGCTCAAGAGCATGGAGCCGCTCAAGCACAATTTTGCCCCGCGCGCCAAGACGCCGGGGCCAGTCGGTCGCGGGAACAATCCTCCGTCGTCCATGCCAGAGCCGCAAGGTCTGTCATGGCGGCAGATGTTTGATTCGACCCGCAAGAATGATGCCTCCGCCCTTCGGGAGGCAATCAAGAATGGTCTGCACTAGCGCGGTGCTAGGAACGATCATTGTAGTGGGTCCGTGTGACCCAAGGAGCGTGTGATGGCTACTCCTATTACCGCGTTTGAGGGTGTCAATACCGTACCCAATCTACTCAAGCGCCGTTACGGTAAGGTCGCCCAGACCATTCCGTTGAAGTTTGACCTGTACAAGTGGCTGGACGCTGCGCCGTCCTTCGACTTCAAGGGACGCGATTTCGTGTTCCCGGTTATCACTGGCCCCGGTGGCGGCTTCACGGCCTACGCGGAAGGCGGCAAGTATCCTGGTGCGGTCAAGCCCGTCATCACGGATGCCACCCTGCCCATCACGCAGATCGCGACGCTGGTGGCGTTCTCGAACCTCGACATGATGCTCGGTAAGAGCGATGCCGACGGCTTCCTGCGCAACACCGACAAGATCGTCCAGCTCGCGGTTGAGAACTTCAAGCGCAAGCTGAACATCGAGCTGTACGGCCTGCACCCGTTCAAGAAGAGCAACGGTGCTGCGCTGGCTCCCGGCGAGCAGTCGCTTAACGGTGTGATCAACCAGATCACTGCTGTTGCTGGTGGCCCGCCCGTCACCACCATCACCGTGGATCGTCCGCTGGGCTACGCCAATGCCGACCTCGGCGCGCAGCGCTTTACGCGTTACCTGATCCCGGGCGATGTGCTGTCGTACGGCACTATCTCGGGCAGCGTGTACACCGTCAAGGGTCACCTGCAAATCAACAGCGTGAACCGTTCTGCCAACACGGCGAGCATCACCGTGCTGTCGAGCACCGGTGGTCAGCCTGCTGGCAATGACTGGCTGTGCTACGCGGACGTCGATCTGGCGACCAACAACAGCTACGGTCGTATGCCGCAGGGCCTCGGCACCATCCTGTACCAGCAGGACCTCGGTGGCGTTGCCCAGTCGATCGAAGGCGTGACTGTGACCAGCAACGACCCGCTGGGCTGGTTCTCGCAGAAGATCACTTCGGCTGGTCCGTTCGACCAGACCGATTGGCATCAGCTGAACCGTAACATCGAGATCGTGTCGCAGGGCCCTGAGACGGCTATCGTCAACGACCCCACGATGAAGGACACCTACGCTGGTACGATCATCCCCGATCAGCGTCTGGTTGCGCAGGAGGCGAAGGGCGGCTTCAAGGAGCCTGAGTTCGCCAGTGGCCGTCCGATCAAGATGGTCTACGACATGCACTGCCCCTACGGCATCACCTTCTTCCTGTCGAAGGAAGAGGTGTTCTGGCTCAAGACGATGGCTGAGCCTGGTTGGGACAATGCTGGCGGCGGTCAGTGGAAGTCGTTCCAGCAGCAGGATGCCGTGTACGGTGCCTTCAAGTGGTACTTCAACATGGGCTTCCAGAACCTGAACAGCCACGGTGCGGTCAAGGGCATCCAGATTGCCAACGCCCCGCTGTAACTGTAGACTCAGGCTGCGTGCCGACAGGAGGGGGTGGGTGCTGTGCCTGCCCCCTCCTAGCTCGGCCTTCCCTTTGGGCTGAGCCCCAACGAGGACGCCATGATTGTCAATCACAACGTCAAGAAGAATCAGTTTGTCGGCCTGCAGCGCGCGTACTTCGACGTCGCTGGCGCTGGCGATGCCACCATTGAATTCCCGCTTACTGGTCCCAAGCAGATCCGCAAGATTGCTGTGGTGACCGCTGACAACAGCGCTGCTGTCGGACCCCTGACGCTCGCCGTCAAGCAGGGTGCCGCATCGCTGACCAACATTGTCGGTGGTTTGAACATCAAGCAACTTGCCAACACCTACGTCGTTGCTGACGAGGCTGCTCTGGACAAGAACCTGGTCAAGATGAGCGCCTCGTTCAACGGCATTGCGTTCGCTGTCGACAACGCCGCTGGCGCTGATAGCTGGTCGTTCCGCGTTGAGGTCGTCTACTCGGCTCGCACCAACGTGAACGACAACGTGTACGTTGACGAAAAGATCGAGGGTATCCTGTGAACGAGAGTGCATACACGATCTTGCACAACATGGCCCATCTACGCCGTGGGATTTACTACGGCTTTGATGCTGACGAACTGTCCGTCATCAAGGACGAGTTCCCAGGCGTAGAGGTCATGTGGAATCTCAGGACTGAGAAGATGGAACTGTGGTCCATCGGCGAAAGCGGCAAGCTGCCGCTCCGCTTCTTGGATGACATTCCTCGCGAAGACATGTACAAACTGCACGATACGCTACGCGAAATGCGTGCAAACGCGATGCGGTACAAAGAAGGCATGTACGCCGAAATCGAGCGGAAGAAGCTGCAGGAGCAACACGACCAGCAGGTCAAGGCTACTGTAGAAGCAATCGACCCCGACAAGGTACGCAGCGCCTTCAAAGAAATGCGCGGTGACATCAAGCCGGTATCGGTGTCCGCGACAGACTAGGCCGGCAGGGGTAAGCCATGAACCTTGGCGAAGCTCGGGCGCTAGTCCGCATGTACATCAACGAACCCAAGGCGCAGACTTGGAGCGATGCCCAATTGAACGGCATCATCCAAGAGGCCAACCGCGAGGTGTACAACCGCCTTGTGTCGATCTGCCCGCAGTGGTTTGCCAGTGAGAAGCAGTTCACTTGGCCAGCCATGACGCCAAAGATCAACATCCCGACTAGGCTTGATTCTACAGGCAACGCCATTGGCGACGTGCGCCGTGTCCTCGGTGTGTTCGTCCTGCAGAAGATCGGCAACGTCAACGTGGACAACCCGCCGTACCCGATGATTCCCAAGACGCGCATCTCTGACCTGTACGAGGTCAAGTTCAACAACTACACGGTTGTGCCGTCTATTGCGACCAGCTATCCCAGCAACCTGTCGGCGAGCATCACATACAGCTATTGCCTGCTCGGTCCTGACATCTACTGCTGGCCCGTGCCCCAGACAGACCTGATCATCAGCCTGTTCCAGATCCCGACAGTCGCCACACCGACTACGGACAACAACGAGTTGCTTGTACCAGGGCGGTTTACCAATCCGACGCAGTTGTTCGACCACCATGAGCTTGTGCCGCTGCTTGCTGCGGTCAAGGCGAAGACGGCTGTCGGCGACCCCGACAACCACCTGTCGAGCATCTTTGACTCGCGCATGGAGTCGAGCAAGCAGTCGCTGGCAATCGACCAGCAGATCCAGAACCCTGTCCAAGTCCGCGGGGTGGGCTGATGTCTATTGTAAACTACCAGCCACAGCAAGGATCGATGCAGTTGTCCGTTGCGGAGCAGCGGCCTGTAGATTGGTCCTTGCTGGTCAACGGGCGCATCGTCGATGGCGTCTTGCAGACGCGCCCAGGTTGGGAAGTATTGCACGCGCCAAAAACGTACACCGCAGTTGCGGACCCGTCTTCGCCAGACGGCTTTGCCTATCAGGTAGGCGACTACGAGAACGCAATCAACGATTCCAGCAAGCCGCTGGGTTCGTTCCTGTTCTCTGCACCTACAGGTGACGAGTGGATCTTGAGCATCCGCAACGACGGATCTCCGTTCAACAAGTTCGACATCTGGACTACTAGCGGACAGAAAGTCACCGACAACGCCAACCTTGCTATCGGACTGCTTGTGCCCGCAGAGAACGGCGCCTTGTACGGCAGCTTTGACGATATGCTTGCGGACCCGACAGACAAGACGTATTGCTTCGCGCGGTTTGTCGACACGGTGTTCTTTTGCAACGGCGGGTACCTGTGGCGCTGGGAACCCCTGCGTTCGATCCACCGCCCAGAAATCATCTCTGCCTTTCGCAACACCAACAACGGCACTGCAGGCAACTACGCTGTCGGACCCATTTACGGCGCCAGCATCGTCACTGTCCACCTTGAATCGCTTGTCCTTTCTGGGTTTTCCCAAGGAACGACAATTGCTTTCGACAAAACAGTCAAGGCCAACAATTCGGCTGCGCCAGTCCGCAACAATCCAAGCGTACCTGGTCCAGTGTTGATCACGCCAGATGACAACGGTGTTGTGTTCAATCCGTACTACATCATGGTGTCAGACGCACTGTCTCCAAACTGCTTTCAAGTTTCAGGAACTTATCAGGTGCCGTTGGCTTCGCCTATCTCAGCGATGGCTTCGCACACTGGACGGCTTGTCGTCTGGTCGCAACACGAGATGGGCGTTCTGTCTGGCGCAATCGACATTGCCAACCAGATTTCGTTCCAGATTATCTCGACAAACATCGGGTGCATGGGAAAGCGTGCTTTCTGCCAGACTACGCAAGGAGCTTTGATATTCCTCGGAGACACAAACGTCTATGGCTGGAATGGCGGCGGCATCCCACAGATTGTGTCAGAGCAGATCCAGACGCTATTTCGAGAAGGCACACAGGGCTTCTGGCGGTGGAACTTCAACACGCCGACATACGACATCGGTCAGATTGCGGCTATGCCTTTCCGTGCGCTGACCACAAAGTCAGACGACGCATGTGCGGTGTTCAACGCGGCCAACAACTACGTCGCGATTGCTGTTACTTCTGGCACGCAGAAGGAAGGAAACGACTTGGTGTTGTGCTGGAATCCGACCAGCAACCAGTGGTGGCTGGACTCTGTCGAGCCTGCTACGCCAGAGTTCCAGATTGCTGGCGTCGCCCCCAACGAGTACTGGCAGCAGAACTTCAGTGCGCCCAAGAGCGCTGCTGTGGGCCGTCACACCCTCATGGTGTCGGAAGCAGATCCTACCCTGCTGTTTGCCCAGTGCTACGCATACGAGAGCTATACGACCGATGTGCCGATGCTTTCTATCTGCGTCCTTCACGGCGACACAGATGACGCCTTCAGCTACGAAACGACTACTGCTATCGACAAGAATCGCTTTGCGTTCTTGGCCATCTCGGCGCCAGTGTTCCTCGGTGATAGCGAACACAAGCTGCAACGCCGTTTGTTCATGCGCACGATGGGCGTTCGTCCCAACGAAGTGGACATGTTCATCCCTGAGTTGACGTTGCACATCATCCCAGAAGACGGGCACACGGACATCGTCAACAGCACAGACACGACTTCTGTGACCTCAGAGCAAGCGCTCAGCACTTGGCGCGAAAGCCAGCTAGGCGCTTCGTATTGGCAACCTGCACCAGGTGCGCCTGTGTCTGGCATGTACGGTGGCACAGGAACCTTTCCACCTGGGTGGAACAACACTTGGATCAAGCGCTGGTATCCTCTCGCACCTGTAGACCGCCGCATCGACATCCCGTCGCGCGTGACGCAGTGGTTCCGCATCGCCTTGTCCAAGGTCGTTCTTGAAGAGAACTCGTCGCCGACCCTCATCATGTCCACGTCTGTCGAGATGGTGCCAAACTACGGCACGCGGAGGGGATAGTGCGGTTCCCCAGCAACAGGAATGTCGGCAACGTCTTTCCGTCTTCACCGCTGCCGACAGGCAACCTGTCTGTCGACACCGCGTTGCGCGCGCTGTTCCAAGACCGCCTCCGCTTGCGCAACATGGTAGGGGTTGTCTGCGCACCGTCTGACGACCTTGTAAACATGTTCAGGGCCTGCAACGACGGGGACACGATCTTGCTGCTGCCAGGTATCTACGACGCGTACAGCACAATCACCGTAGACCGCAGCATCAACATCTTGGGCTTGGGTGCAACGATTCGCGGAGAAGGCCTCTTGCTTGACCTACAAGCCGATCAATGCGAGATCCGCAACGTCGGCTTCGAACGCACTACTCGCGTGGCTGCAGGGCCTACTAGCGCCGCTGTACTGGTATCTGGCAACGCAGCGCTCGTAGACGGTTGCGTCATCTCGACACCTGGGCCAAGGGGCTTGCAGGTGGACGGAGACTACTGTTCGGCGCAGAACAACAGGTTCCTTGAAAACGCGAGCAGGGTAGCAGGTGACAGCGACGTGTACTGGGCAGACGGCGCAATCTGGGGCACGGCATGCGGCAACATGTGGAGTCGCACTGTCGGCAGTTTTGTTCTAGACTACCGTTGGGTTGATAACCTGACTGAGTCTGCAAACGGCAACGCGGGTATCGTCAACGTGAGATAGCGGAGGGACAGATGGCATACGGGCCGAAGCTGCAATTCATCAAGGCGGGCGATGCGCTAGTAGCAGATACCGTCATGCAGAACTTCCAGTCCATCGTGGACTTCCTGCGCGCTATCCCCTCCAACAACCTGCTTCAGTACAAGTACACTTGGTCTGGTCAAGGTAACGTCGGCCCGCTTGGACCAGGTGCTGCAATTGCCTACGGTGGATACCAGAAGGTCGATGCAGGTGGCACGCCTGTGGGCATGGAGATTACCGCCAGCCTCGGTCTTGCTGGTGCTGGACCGCTTGCCGCAGGTCAGAGCGTCGTAGTGAAGTGGCAGAAGACTACGCCTTCCAACAGCAGTGGCCCAAAGGCCATTGACGTGTGGGTAGACTTGCCTCTTTTTATCACGTTCGACGCCACCAACACCACGCTGGCCGATCGGGTTGCAGATCCCGCGTACGACTTGTACTGCCAGACTGCCGTTTTGAACAACCTGCCCGCTTTGGCTGATGGCGACTGGGTCCGCGTAAAGGTGGAAACCATCGGCGTTGGAACTGCCATTGACGTCTGCATGTCGCAAATCAACATCAAGAACCCGCTGCGTTCGTAAGAGGTGCAAAATGGCACTGTTGGACCCCCGCAAGACTGGACTGAGCAACGGCATCGCCCAGCAAGAAGGCTATCCGACTTCTGGCGAAACCAGCGCCAACGCAGGACGTCTTCCTGCACAGCGCGCGCAGGCGCCGTTTGAGCAGAAGCGTGCGCAGACCAACATCCCGACGCCAAGCACCGCTCCTATGGGGCGTGGCACGCTCAACGGTGGGGCTGTCCAAGGCGCACAGTACAAGACCGCTGCGCAACCGATGTCGCCGTCTGTTGCAGGTTTTGTCGCCATTCCAAGCGTGTCTACGATGTTTTCGCAACCTGGTGGACCTTCGCTTCCAGGTTCGACGCCAATCAAGATGAACCAGCAGAGTGGCGCCAGTTTCTTTGGCGGCGGTCAACAAGGTTTCAATCCCAATCCTCCTGCTCAATCGCAAGGACAGCCGCAGCAGAATGTGCCTACGCCGTCAGTCCAACCACAAGGACAACAGCAACAGAAAATCCAACCGATGCAAAGCGGACCATATGCTCCAACTACAGAACTAAAAACTCTTGGTTCTGATGGTTTCTTGCCGTCTGGACAAGGACCTGCATATTCTGGAGGAGGAACCTTTCCGCAAGGACAAGGTGGTTTTGACTTTGACACCCAAGCCATTATGGAGAAGCAGGCAGAGGAAGCTGCTGCAAAGACAGCTCCTGTTGGTGGTGCCGCTCCGACGCCGACACCGACTGGGTACAACTACCTAGACGAAATCAACAAGATGGGCCAGCAGTACAACGTCGGCGGGGAGTTTGATGTTGCACAACGCCGTCTGCTTGACGAGAAGATCCGCCAGCAGAACATGATGATGTCGGCACAGAGCCGTCTTGCTGGCCGTGGCGGCAACATTGCTCAAGTGTCTCAGAACTACGCCAACCAGTTGGCTGGTCTGCAGTATGAATCTCAGCGCGCACAGTTGGAGCAAGCTGCCAAACAGCAGCAGTTTGCCAACCAGATGGCTTATGCAAACGCTGTTGTAGAAACAAAAAACAAAATGATGGCTTTGGCAAAAGACCTTGGCTTGAGTGTTGACGATATGGACTTCAACAAACTGGCTGCCGATGCCGTAAACCAGTACGGGCCCAATCCAACTAGCGGTCAATTTCTTGAGTCCATCAACTCCACGCTCAGCGGGGTCGCCAGCAAAAAAGATACTCAACTGAAAAACACCGCTGAACAAATCCGAAAGTGGCTCAACTCGTTTTCTGCGGATGCCGAAGGCTGGATTGTCAACGCCTTTCAAACGATGCCGAAACAGACTCTCAAGAATTTTGCGCAGACATATCCAAATATCATTCAAGAAGTCTTGGACGACACTTGGGGCGACGACAACGAAGCTATCTTGGACGCGCTCAACGGGGCTGGAGTTGATACGACCGCCTTTGAATAGGACAGGGGGAACAGATGGCACTCACGCGCACCAACGAAGAAGTTGCAGAGGACGCACAACAGCGCCAGATCCTCGCTCAGCAGCAGATGCAAGCAGCCTCGCAAGAGGCCGCTACGCTCAGGCAACTTGCTGACATCCAGCCCCTTGCTCCACAGCAGCCGACCAGGTTGCCTATCGACTGGCAGCATGGCGCCGACAGGGCTGCTGTACGGGCTGCAAACCTCGAGCAGATGCAGTTGCAGCACCAGCAGCGCCTTGCGGAAATCGCGGCGCGAGAGCAGGGAGAACGCGAGAGCTTGGCGTACAAGATGCAGTTGCAGGCCAAGTACGCTCCCAAGCGCACAGGCGGTGGTGGAGGCGCTGGCTACTTGAGCAAGCTACAGAAAGAGTACATGGACACCTTTATCAACATGCCCGCTGAGCCGACACAAGCACAGCGAACCGCCAACAAGCTCGCAGCCCTAGAAGCATCTATCAAGCGCAGCGGAGCAAGCGGAAGGCAGTTCTTGGAGGACTTCCACGCTGGTTCTCCGCGTGGATATGTCCCGTCTGGAGTTGGCACCAAAGCTCAACTTGGAGAACGATCACAAGAAGCAAAGGCAAAGTCTGCGTTGGAACTTGCGTCCGCACGAAAAGGACAAGAACCCGATCAATCTACCCGACAAACTCAAAATAGAATCGAAGCGTTGAAAGCGCTTGTTAATGCTGGCAGAGATTCAGTTGATCCAAACGTCAAAAAACAAGCGCAAGAAGCGGCTGCTGCGTTGCGAGAAATTGGTATTCCTACAACAACTCCTACAACAGCACCAGCGCCAGCAGCACCAGCGGCACCCAACTCCTCTCAGGCTGCCCAATTGCCGCCAGTGACAGAAACAAAGACAATCAACGGCAAGAAGTACGAGAAACGCGGTGGAAGCTGGTATTCAGCAGACTAAGGTGATGATATGCCGAAGGTCACAGATCCAAGTATTCTTGAACAACTAGAAGGGAAACCCAGCGCAAAGGTTTCTGTTCCTTCTGCTGTGACCGATCCAGAACTTATCAAGCAACTGAATGCTGCTCCATCTGCCGCAACAGCACCTGTGGCGCCTTCTGTTCCAGCTCAAACGCCAGCGCAGGAAAAGCCATCTGCGATGGTAAACGCAGAGAAAGACCTTACAGAGACTGAGATCTTTGGAATTCCTGTAGGTTCTTACGTCCAGAAAGCCAGGCACATGTTGATTGGCGAGCCAGTAGCTGAATTGCCTACTAAGATTCTCGGCCCTGCGAAGACTACAGGCGCTCAGGCCTCGCAAGACATGCAAATGGCAGCAAGACAATCTGACTTGCCTGAGTACCGTAAACTGCAAGGATTCGGTGCACGGTCTGCTATCCAAGGAGCAGCTAATGTTGCTGCTGGAGCGGTAGGCGTAGTCGGTTCTGTAGTCAGTCTTCCTCTTGAAGCAGCAGTGTATGCTGGCCGATATCTTGGTGGTGCAGCAGCTACTCTGTCTAGTCAAGGAGCAGTTGCTCTATACGACCAAGGCTTTCCTGGTTTGGCAGAAGCGATGTTCGGGAAAGAAACTGCAAGAAGTCTTTCCAAGTCAGAAAAGCTGTTCGAACAAGAGTACGAAAAAAATCTCAAAGACGCTGGCGAACGTCTACAGTTGAACCCAGAATCTCCAGAAGCAATAGCGGCATACGACAAAGCCTTGAACGCTCCACGTTCACAGATTTACAATCAGTGGAGAAAGGACATTGATGCTGTTGCTGAAGAAACCGTCAAGGGTTTGGCCTTTGGCTTGAACCCGACCATATACACCTTCATCAAAGGCAAGGCCAACAAAGACCCTCTTGCGTTCGACAAAGCGATGGAAGCCTTTGCCGCGTATCCGCTAGAAAGCATTTTGCCTGTTGCTCATGCAGCCAAAGGTGCTCTCCGTGTCGGTGGCAAAGAGATCCCTGTACGTCCAGTTGAAGCCGCGCAACAAGCCCAGTTGTCTGGACAAGCTGCACCTGCACGCGTGCCTGCTTCAGAAGCTGTTGTTCCCGTAGATGTAGAAGTCGTTCGCACTATCAAAGGCGAACCTGTCAAATTGAACGATGTCGGACGTGTTGTGTTTGAGCCGTTTACTACGGCAGAGAAATACAACGACGCACTGCGCGCCAAACTCGGAGACAGTGCAGTCGACGTGTTGCGATACGGCAAAGAGCGCGTTGAGCCTGCCTGGCAGAAGTTTGCGTTCGACGTAGTCACACAGCGGGAAATGCAGAAGCAACGCGCTGTAGCGGCTGCGAGGGCTCCGCAATACGCCAACCGCAGCGAAGCGGCAGACAAGCTAAAGGTTGCCGTACACGACTACAACCTGCTACGCGATATTGAAACAGAACTTGCAGACCCCCAATACGACGGCGCAACAGCGTTGCAGAAGTTCCAAGCAATCGAAGGCACCCTTGGCGAAACAACGTCGATGCGGGACGTTCCTGTGTTGGACAGGGATAGCAGGCAGGTTGCTACCAACCTGGGCGAATTGTTTGTCGCCAACGGCATGAACGTAGAGACGGCTCAACACGCTATTCCGTTCCTCATCTTCGAATCGCTGCGTAACGAGAAAGCAACAGCAACGCAGATTGAAGGATTTAGAGGCGTAAAGGAGCAAGTCCAACAAGCAGATCCGTTTGTAGTCCTGTCAGAAATACAGGACAAAATTGCCAAGTCCAACCCGCAAGAAGCTGCTGCTTTGGTTCAGGCTATCGACACGTTCATTACCTCGCGCAGGAACGATCCCGCGTTCTTCGCTGCTGCGGATGCGTTCTGGTCAAACAAGAAAGAAGTTGCTATCGGAACCAACGTGTACCGCTGGACGCCAGGACGCGAAGTCATGGCGCGAGAAGGCTATGTGCGTGCGTTGGAGTCCATCAGGGAGAAAGATGCCCAGATGGGCAGGACTGTGTTCGACATCAGCATTCCTGAATTTGGTGAACTGCGCAAAGACTATACGTTCCAGTTGTACAACAACCTGATCGACGATTTGCGCAGCAGCCCGCAGGGTCAAGAGCGCGTGCTGAACATGCTGCGTTCTCAACCGCTTTCGCGCATGGCTGCAAACCCGACTGCGCCTGCGCACATCCAAGCGCTGGCTGCGTTTTCGAACAAGCCAGGTGGGCCTCGCCGTCAACTTGTTGACCTGTTGAACCAGGCCGCTATCGAAGCGGCTGAGAACTACGGCTACGACCCTGCGGTAATCGCAAAGCGATACGACATGTACCTGTCGCGTGCGTTTACGGATGCCATAGACGCGAGTTCCAAACTTGCAGATTTCATCAGCAAGATGGAAAGCGAATCGCCAGCTTTGGGCAAAGCTGCAACGGTCATACAGAGTTCACGGTTCAAGCGCAGGCTATCGCAAGAGTCCAGCAACGAGCGGTTTACTGACATGGTCAACCGTGGAGACATTTCGCTGCACGACGCTTTGGCCATGACGGTTGTCAGCGCGATGAACGTCAACAAGCACCTGGCCAACATGGCAGCAATCACCGACCAGCTAGTTGCCCTTGGTGTGACGTCCGACACTCCACGACCTGGGTACACAAAGCCATACAGCAAGCGCGTTACAGATCGTAAACAAGCTGCTAGCGACGATCCGTACAACTTTGTCTATGGCAAACTTGCAACAAAGTACATCCGCTCCGATGTCGCTAACCAGCTTGGCATGGTGCGAGATGCCGTCCAGAAGTTTAATGATTCTCAGCCTTGGGCGCGAGTGTTCACAGACTTGGGTGGTGAGGTACTGAAGTTCAACAGGTTTACGCACACCATGTTGAACTCATACGGATACCTGCGGACAAACGCGACAAACGACCCGCTGATTACAATGGCGGCGACTGGACAGACTCCGTACAGCGGCAAAGGCAAGAAAGTGTTGCTTGAGGTTCAAGCGGCATCTGACCGCTTTGACCGCACAGTCGATTCTCCTGAAGGCGCAGTGCTTTCTCCCGAAATGAGAGAAATGATCCAGCAGGGGTTCGACCTTCGCGCGACTTCGGTATTGAACGACTTGCCGCAAAGCATGCGTGGCGTAGTCCAGCGCACAGGCGATTACATCCACAACGCCACCGTCGAAGCTACCAATCCCATGGACAGGATTGGCGCTGCTGGCCGCGCCGCTATGTACACCCGTGCATACGCTAAGACAGTCAGCGGCGGCACGATGGCAATCTGGAAAGCCTTCAACGACACGCGCAAGACGCGCAACTTTGAGAAGGTCGTTCTTGAGAATCAACATGAAATTGAGATCCTCGAAACGCGCATCCTACAAGAGAAGCGCAAGGTAGAAATTGCCAAGAATCAGAAAGATGTTGCAGCCCAACAAGCAGCATCTGCAGAAGTAGCCAGATTGACGTCCGAAGTTGCGCAGGCAAACAACCGCATCAATCAGACAATCGAACAGGCAAAAGCATCGGATCTGCGAGTCAACGACCCTGACTATCCGACTATCTGGCCGTCTCAATACATGGCCAATCTCAACAAGCATCTGCACCAGACCGCGATTACTTACGCTGCCGCCAAAATGGAGCGCGAGCGAGCTATCTGGTCGTACACGTTGGCGCGAAGAGAACTTGGTTTGTCTCCTGAGCGTGCAGCAATCTTTACGAGAGAGTCTATCTACGGGCATGAAACAGCCAACCCTACTGTTCGCGCTATTGCCAACAACCCGCTTGCCTTGATCACAACCCCGATGTTCTTCAATTTCGGTGTTTGGCAGTTGAGCAAGAACTCCCGTCGCGCACTTAACGACCCAAACCTCTGGATGTCTTACGTTCTACAGCAAGGATTGCGTGCAGGAAATGAACACGCTGTTTTGCAAGAAGACTTTGGAGACTCTGCATACAAAGGCAGGTTGGCCAAGATGCACCTGCAACGGTCTGCGGTTGCAGAAATGCCCCTTGGAACCCTAGACAATGTTCAACGGTCGCTTGTCGAAATTGGCTGGCCCAAGACCTGGGTAGACAGGCTCGGCGACAAGAAGTCTTCGTTGAACATGAGTCTGGTTGACCCTACTGGCGGCAGGACGTTCTTTCACCAGATCAACCCTGACAGGTCTGGTGGCGATTACTTCTTCCAGTTTGGCGTTTACGGACCTGTCTTGTCGCAACAAATTGATCGGTTGAACAAGAACTTCAACGACCCAGGTTCTATGCCGATGCCTGGTGACCCAGGGATTTCTCCTTGGGCCAAAGCTACGCTCCGCTCGCTTACGCTTGCAACGTTTCCCTCTACCTTGCAGGTCAAGAACATTGGCTTTACAAGGGAAGTCCCGATTGTCATGCCGTTTGGACGCGCATTGTCTGGAACAGCAGAACAAGTCCGCGCGATTATGAACGACAAGCCAGTGTACAAAAATGTACATGGCGCAGAAATCAGTCCGCTTGATGTGGCAGGAAAGGAAGTCGGCTGGTTCATGCCTAACGCTGTAGACTCCATGGCCTACATGGAGGCTTTGCAACGCCGTATGCGTCACGAAGCCAACGTCATCAAGAATGACGAACGCATCTACAAGTCGTCTTTGCCAGCAAACATTGCAGATGAAATCAGGAACTCACTTGTAAGCGAAGCCCATATCAACGCGACAATCAAGGCAGCGCAGATGCGGTTGAACTACGGCTGGCCGTATGGGTTCATTTCGCTCGACGAGGCGATGACTGAATCTGCGCGGTTGGAAAAGATGCGCGTTGATGCTATCAAGGCGTTGAAAGAGCAGAAGCCTAACGGCGAGATTCTCATTCACATGTTTGACAACGAGAGGATGAACGGTTTCCACGATCACATGAACAAAGTTATGGTCGATGCTCTTGAGGATATCGAGGGCGAAGACGGCGAAAAAAGGAGTGATTGATGCGTAAGTTCTCGTTTGATACTGAAGGCCAAGCGATTCCGACCTCTAAAGCCGTGAGCGACGGACGCCATGCCTGCGTCGAGTACGGCATCAACACGGTTGCCAATACCCCCTATGGGCATGTGTTCGGGTACCTCCTCCGACTGGTCGAGGACAAGGATGCAGAAATTGCTGCAATCAAGCAGGAGATTGCTACACTCAAGTCCGCGCAGCCTCAAGCCGCGCTAGTGGATGTGCAGGCTGAGTACAATCCTGACGGTACGAAGAAGTCGTACCGCAACATGACTGCGGAAGAGCGCGCTTCTTACCGCAAGACCAAGGGGGCGTGATGAGTACTCCGCATTCACAGTGGCAACGGCTGCTCACTGACCAAGGCCAAGAGGCCGTCGTCAATGTTGCCGTCAACCAGTCGGCACCCAACCCGACTGACAAAGTCGGTGTGCTTTGTGCCAACCGCCGCAAGTTGACGATCCGTTCGTTCAACACTGCAGCAGTGGGAAGTTTCGATGTCGAGGTGTTCCTGCAGTACGCAGTGGACGAACCTTGGTTCTCTCGTATCGCGTCGGTCAACGTCGCGACGAGCAACTTCTCGACTATCGAGGCGACGGGAGCCATCCGTGCTTTCGCGCTTGTGGACAACTTTGCCGGCGGCGCGGTCGCGAACGTCCGGATTAGCGGTGGCGACTAGCCACATCTGGAGCGTGCCATGTCTGATTTTATCGCAGGACCCATTACTGATCCGTTGACCCAGCGCCTGACT